CTTGTGTTAAGCCTTCAGGGACTGTATCGCAGTTGGTTGATTCCGCTAGTGGTATCCACGCTCGTCACAATGACTTTTATATTCGACGCATACGAATGGATAAAAAAGACCCGATCTACAATTATCTCAAGGAGTCAGGTGTCTCAGTAGAAGACGAGGTATTCCGTCCTGATAGTACAGCAGTATTTAGTTTCCCTATGAAAGCTCCTAAAGGTGCTATTCTTAGAAATGATAAGACTGCTATTGAACAACTTGAGACTTGGTTAATCTATCAGCGTCATTGGTGTGAACACAAACCATCTGTAACTATTTCAGTTAAGGATGAAGAGTGGCCTGAAGTAGGTGCATGGGTATGGAAACACTTTGATGAGATTAGTGGTGTATCGTTCTTACCACACTCAAATCATACCTATCAACAAGCTCCTTATGAAGATTGTACTAAGGATCAGTTTGAAGAGTTAGCTTCTAGAACTCCTACTGCTATTGTTTGGGAGAACTTTATTGAAGCTGAAGATAACACAACAGGTCAACAAACATTGGCTTGCACTGCGGGGAGTTGCGAAATATGATGATTGATTTTGAAATGATTGGTGGATTAAGTCTAGGGTTTGAGTTTATAGCTGATGAGTTCTTTAACTACTTACTCATAGATTTACTTGTAGTACGATTACAATTCTCTATAGAGAAACAATGAAGATCTGTATTCTAGGTAGTAGAAGTATAGACAAAGCAGAAACTGTCATACCTATTATTGACAAGTTTATGAAAGATCACGTCTCTGGCTCTCCCATTATTCTATCAGGGGGAGCTAAGGGTGTGGATCAGATAACTAAAGCTTACGCTAAAGCCAATGCTATCCCTCTTATAGAATTCTTACCCTATCATCTACTAGATAATAATGTAGAGTTTAGTAGTAAGTATTTCTTTATTAGGAATAAACAGATGATTGATAATGCAGATAAAGTACTAGTCTTTTGGGATGGTAAGAGTAAAGGTACCGAGTATGGTATCAAGTACTCTCAAAAGAAAGGTATACCAGTTATGGTATTGAAAGTCCCTATTTAATAGTAGGGACCTTCTAACTCTTTACCAATAACTCTAGCTTTGCCAGAGTCAATTGCTTCTCTAGCCATTTGAACAATCTCTTCTTTTGATTTAGCTTTCTTTCCTATCTCTCTTCCTATAGCATCGTTATAATAATCCATTTCTTTCTCAGCTTTGTTCTGATTGAAAGTAATGTTCTCATTAAGAAATGATATAGTCTTAGCACCAACATCAGTGTAGTCTTGTTCTGCTAGAGCAGAGAATATGATATGACGCATAGCATCTGATTTACCATTATGCTGTGTTTCTTTACCATAAGCAGCATTAGCGGTGTTTGTAGCTATAGCCTTATTATCAGACATACCAGTAGCCTCTACTACAGCTCCTTTAGCAGCCTGAAATACCTTACTTAAAGCTTCGTCAAATTCAAAGTTCATAGTATAGATGCTACGTAATCTTTAGTTTCAGGAGGTAACTTAGTAAACCAGGATTCTCCATGTTTCTTAACTGTAGATTTAACCTTATCAGGACCCCAATTATAAGCAGCTAAAGCTTTCGCTGCATCTCCGTTAAACTCCCTTAGCATTGCTACAAAGTAGTCTCTACTAAATCGTTTGTATTCAGCTTCTGATTGATTTTGTAGTGGTCGTACTCCAAAACCAGGATCTATTCCAGTAGCAGGCATTACTTGAGTGATACCTTTAGCACCCTTAGGTGATTCTACTAATTGACGAGTAGTAGGATTAATATGCAATCCTCTAGATTCTTTATCTATTAGTTTAGTAAGTATTTGGTCAACCTCACCAGCGTTAGCCTCTGAAATGATTCTAGGAACAAAAGCAGTATTGATCATATCTGCTTTTTTATTTGCTCCACCTCCAGGAGTGGATGAGAACTTGCTAAGAGTATTCCCAGGAGAATACATCTTATCTTGTTCATTGTGTAGTTGTTTAGCAAAAGTATTAGCCTCCTCAACAGTCCTAAACTTACCTAGATGTCTTCCTGTATCTAAGTATTGTTTAATGGCTTCGTTTTCAGTCATAATTCTGCCATCATCAGATACTGTAGGTATTAGAACTTCTTTACCTCCAATTCCAACTGACATACTTCTGACTGTGCTTATAGTACCATCGGCATTTCGTACCACTGGTCTATTCTTGAGATCGATATTACCTTCTTCAACTGGTTTCACTTTCATGGATAACTCGCTAACATTCTTAGTAAAGATGTCTTGATAGTATCTTGAGTAGAACTCGTTAGATACTTCATTAGGATTTTTACCTTGTAATGTAGCGTATGCTTTTAACGCTGTATTAATACGACCAACATAGTTAGTATTAAATTCTTCTGAACCGCCTGTAGCGATTAATGAGCCATCCCAATTTTGACTAATACGAACTTTCTCATTAGGATTCTCAGCTCTGTACTTCATAAAGTTATTATATATAACTCTATTGTATTCGTCAACACCTTTTAGTAGTTGAGCACTTTGATATTGGTCCATGTACTTAGCAGCTTCTTTAAACTTAGGATCACCTATTTGTTTAAACATTTCTTCCATAGCACCAAATTGTTTCTTTTGTTGTACTTGTCTGTCTCTATTGCTTAGGTAGTCAGAATCAAAATTGATATAACTAATATAGTTATCAATAGATTGTTTAAAGACAGGAACTACTGTAGCATCACCTTTACTAATGTTATTCATAGATGAGTTCAAATAACCACCATTGATAGATAGTTTCTGACCATTCTGTAACATAATAGAACCAGGTTGAAATACATTATTAACTGTGTTTTGATCTTTAGGATTAGCACTATTGTCTTGCATCTTTTTCAAGATACCTGATACAGTAAGATTACCATAGTTAATTAAGTCATTCTCTAGTTTAGGGTTAAGATTAAACTTGTTAAGATATGGAGCAAGATCACTAAGAGTCTTAGTATATACAGGGTCAATACCCATGTTACGTAACTCTAATTCAGATAATTTAGTATTGATCTTAGAATTAGTTTCAAGAATCTCAGCAAAGTTCTTACCTGAAGTATCATTCTTCAATGCTGTTACTAAGCCATCAATTTGTTTATTGAGGAAGTCAGCTGCTTCTTTAATCTCAGGTTTGCTATAGAACTTACCAAATTTAGTAGAGAACTCTAATTTTTGTTGATTAGCTAACAAATCAATAGTAGTAAGCTTCTTATCAAGAGGCATACTAGGATCTTTCATAAGAGTATTAAACTGAGATAAAGAGTTTCTGTAAGTGTTATTAACAACAGACCAATGTACATTGTTATTAACAAGTTCTTGTAACTCAACCTCACTTACATTCTTTTGAGTCTTAGCAAGCATTTCTGCATTATTAGCTACTCTTTGATCATTCATAGCTTTACGAACTTCTGTATCTAAAGCAGCATAATCTAGATATTCTTGGCCATCTTCTCCCCTAACCTTAGGAGCCATGATAAAGAACTTCTCACCTAACTCTCTTAAGTTCTTTCTTTCTTCTTCTTGAGTTTTTCTTACAGACTCATACAAAGCAGTATCCATCTTAATAGTTTGTTGGATATTGTTTAATTCAAGAGTTTGTTGAGCTTTAGATAAAATCTCTCTAGTAAAAGCTGGATTTTTTGCTACAGCATCACGAGTTAATTGATTAATACGAGAAGAGAATTCGTATTCATTAATCTTACGTTGATCCTTAGCAGTTTGTAAGAAGTTAGTCTTATCATTAATTGACTTAAGAATACCAGGTAGTTCTACATCTTTTGTTGTAGGATCTACAGCTTTATCTTGAAGACTCTTAAGATCTAAATTAGTTTGAGCAATAAAAGTAGGACTTTGTCTTTGATAGTCTTCAATGTTAGCTTTGATGCTAGATTCAATATCACTTACTGTACCTGCCTTAATCATTTCTCCTACACCTTCAGTAATAAAATTAGCAGACATAGCTAAATTAGATAAGTCATTTGAGATAAGGCCTGCCTTACTAGAGACAGGATTAGCTGAGTAACTTGGTAGACTCATTGTTTGTGAAAAGCGTTCTTGTGCCATTATGGATTTTCCCTTCCGTGTATAGTATTAAGTAACTCAAATGTTGATTCGTTTTGTTTATCTTTCAATAAATTCTCTAGTTTTTGATTGTTTTCGTTATACTGGTTATTCATCTTGGTCCAAGTATATTCAATTAAACTACGTTTTAGAGTTTTTCTGGTTTCTTTATCTAACTCTAAAATCTGATCTCTGACCTCTTTAATTACTTCTTTATTCCACTTAATACTATCTTTGTCTTCTAAAGTAGATAAAAAACTATTCATAAGAGAACGTTTAGTAGATTCTAAATTAGGATCATTTTTAATATCAGGATCTGAAATTATTTTAATTATTTCTCTGTGGATATTAGCAGCCATGTCTTTAACTTCTGTAGTTTTATCTTTTCTTACAGCTCCTGCTGCCCAAAGGTCATCTTCTTTAGTAGTAGTAAATCCTATAATCTGAGCAAATGCTTCTGCACGAGTAGACTCTAGACCAAGAGGTTTACCTTGTTTAGTAATCTTATCATTGATAGCTAACATTAATTGTGCTTTAGCCCAGTTATCCATACCTGAGGCAAAGCGAGAAGCTTCTAGAACTACACGACTAAAATTCTGATCTGTAATCTCTTTAGTAGCAAACCATGAGTTAAGAGTATTAATAGTATCAGGGATACGACCAATAGCTGATAGTGCTGGGAATCTAAATCCGTTAGTTTCACCATTTAATACTTTAACAATTTCTACCATTAAATCAATGTATGGAATACCTAAACCTGACTCACCATATGGATTAATGTCTTTAGAGAAGTTAATCTTAGGATCAATGTCATCTCCTGCAAGAGCTTTAAACATACCATTCATAACACGATCATAAGCACCTTTTCTGATTTCGTCTCTTAATTTAAGAATGTCAGGATCTTGAGTAGCTGTTAAGGCATCCATTAAGATCTTACCACCAATTACACCGTAGGCACCCCATAGTAATCCTCTAGATGCTAAGAGTCTAGCTCTATCAGATCTTGTAAGAATACTACCACCCTCTTGGAAACCAAGTAGGAATTGTTTTTGTGTGATAGCAGCGAACTGCATCAAGAATGATAAAGCACCACGTTGATATGGTAGTGAACCTGCTCTACTCATAGAGCCTGATAGTCTCCAAGCTTCATATGAGATAGCCTCACGAGCTGCTGGAGTATTCCAGTTCTTACCTGGATTTTGTTCTAACCAGAAGTCTTTAGCTTGTAGCCACATAAACATTCTATTAGATAACTCAGCTGCATCAAAACCAACTGCTCTAGCTAATCTTACAGTAGCACTAGGAACTGCAGTAACATTAGCAACTCCTCTTTCTAATGGAGTTTCAATTAAAGGTCTAGTAGAATCTGTTAGGATTTGATTAACTAATAAGTTTTGGTCAACTCCTTGAAATAAACCAGACTCTTTCATAGCTTTAACTGTAGCATCAAACTCAGCTTTATCCACTAAATTCTTTACAGAAGCATGAGCAAACTTACTTACTAAGTTCTTATAGGGTTTTAACATTCTAGCATCATCTAGTACAGCTAATCTAGTAGCAAGCATTAATGCTACATTCTTAGATCCTTTAATAGGATTAGCTACAACCATTTCAAAGATAGGTTGTGTCTGTACAAACCATTGTCTAGGAACGTTAAGAGTAATATAGAATAAAGAAGCTATCCTTTGTCCAGCATTGATAAATATACTCTTGTTACCAATCTCACGTAGTACATTCCCTGGAACTTTATATTTTTCTAGAATATCAGCTACACCAACAAAAGCACTAGGAATAGAATCAGACCATTCTGCAAAAGAAGTAATGGTGCTATAATATTCAAACTCTGCTTTGGCTTTCTCAAACTTAGCTTTCTCAGTCTCACTCATAGCTCTTGGTAAAGGTTCAATGAGTTCTATTCTAGGTGGAAACTCACCTTCTCTAACTCTAGGTAGAAACTCTTTGTAGTTCTTAATGAAATAAGATTCAAAGACATCTTTGTAAGATCTCATTGTATCCATTCTAGCAAGACTTTGAGATGTTTTAATTAAAGCTGAAAGAGGATCTTCTATCCTAGCAGGACCATTTAATGACGGTAAACGCTCCCCTCTACGCATAGCATTACGAACTATATCCCCATGTACTTCGTATAAAGAAACTCTATCTGATAAAGATTCCTCTCTAGCCTTTCTCAAAGTAACCTTTTGATCAGGATACCTTCTTTGGAACTCTGTAAGTAAAGCATCAGCTTCATACTTAGTAGAAGCAGCTGCCACAGTTCTAGAATAGTTTTCTAGTTTAGTTTTGTCTTGGATTAAGTATCCATTTACATTTAATTCGTTTGGAACAGCATCAATAAAGAAGTGTTCTTTGTATAGAATAGGAGAATATCCAGGTATTCTTCTGATAATCTTTTGTGGTAATATGTCTAGTTTTACTCTATCACCTACTAATCCATACTCATAGATCTTACCAGTAGATGCGTCAGTAAATGACTTCTCAAGAAGAACAAGTTGTTTACCACCAACATTGTATACACCATCAGTCTTAGCTCTGTCTAATTCAAACTCAACAGGCAAGTCTAAAGTTAAATCCCATACAGATTTAGGAGGTAGGCTACCCTCACCCACGAAAGAAAAATCAGTCCTAGCGGCTCCTATGTAGCCATTATCTTTGTATAATCCTTGTTTATATCCTTTTTGGAAGAGTTCATTACGACGTGCTCTATCAGTAAGAGCAAGATCAAAGTAATTAACTTGTCTCCAGTATACTTGTTTCTCGAATAAAGCTTCTAGTTCAGCTGTAGATAACTTAGGGAACTTAGCTCTTAACTCTGCTTTAGTGAATAACTCTCTACCTTGATCTAAGGCATCAGATACTACTGCTGCTAGTTCTGGTTTAAGTTTACCATCACCTAGTTTAGTCTTGATAATGTTAAGAGTTTGTGATGATAAGTAAGCAGATCTTTCTGACTGTCTACCTAAACCTTGTTCAATCCAAGGTGCAAACTTACCAGAAGGAGTAATCCATTTACCAAATGTAGTTTGGGCAATCTTAGAAATATCAAACTTAATACCAAAGTCTAGAATAGTTTTTACAGAGTCAGGGCCATTAAGAGTTACATCTAGTAAGTCATAGTCTTTCTTATATTCCCACTCTACTGCAAACTGTTTATTATCCATTACATCTGATGTAAATTTAGGATCAGCTCTTAGGGAATCAGGAGTATATTTTTGACCAGTGATTCTATCAGTAATATATACTGAACCTTTTTCTTCTGCAGGTAAAGTATCAACTAATGATTTTAAATTATCATAAGCATTGATAACACTTTCTCTAGAATTAAATAGGTAGTTACTATCACGACCAAAGACAGCTTTGAATTCAAATGTAGTATCTGCAACGTTAACTCTTGAGTTAGATTGCATGTAAGTAGGAGCAGTTCTTTCGTTAATGATTCTATTAACTGCAGAGATATCACTCATTCTTTCTTCTACATTAATGACATTAGGATCAAAGCGTGTAGTTTCTAGAACGTTTTCTAGCTTCTTATTTAGTTCAATAATATCTCTATGTAAGTCTGGATTGTTACGAACATCAGGGAATTTTTCACTCGTTTTAGGTAAAACGTACTTATGAATGAGTACACCTGGTTCACCAGCACCTATAGATGTAGCTGTTTGACCTGATGAATCCTCAATACCAGCTTTAATAATTGGAGCAGCAACACCGGGATTAGCCTCTACTGTGTTATCAATAGGACTATCAGGACGAACATCTATAGTTTCTTCCTGTAAACTAATTGGTTTTTCTTTAAGTTTATTTGTAATTCCTTTAGCACCTTTATAGATAGGAGCACCAAAGATCATAGCAGCATCAGTTAATACTGTTACTTGTCCTGGTTTAGTAATACCTTGCTTAGCACTTTCTTCATCTAGTTTTTGAATAATAGTACCAAAGCCATTAGAAAAATTATTTACTACAGAACCTTCAAACTCTTTTTTAATGCTTTCAAATTGTTTTTCAATACCTAGTTTTTTAACTATAGTAAGAAGTCTCCAATCAAAGAAAGAAGCAATTGGATCTGTTTGAGCCCAATCTTCCCCTCTAGCAAGGGCTTCCTGCCATTGCAAATTCTCATCTTTTAAAGCTTGTCTAGTAAGATCACCAAAAGCGTGAGATGCTCCAAGTATAAAGTTAGGAGCAGCACTAAAAAAGTTTAAAAAACCTGCAATTTCACCACCTATATCTTTAGCTATTTGTTTAGGCGATAGGGTTTTAGAAAAATTAATGGTGCCATTTGGATTTCTAATTATAAGACCAGGACTAATAAAATCAAAGGCTTGTCTAGAACCCTCAACTAAAGAGTCAATAAAGCTTTCTTTACTATAGTCTTCTTTTCTAGAAGCAATCTCTTGCTTTTTAGTAGGCAATAGGTTAACATTAGTATCTTGAGAAGCATCATCTAAATGAGTATCTCCCATTGTAACTGATGCAGCTCTTTGAACATACTTATCTTTTATATCAGTAGAGATATATCCTGTGACAGAGTATGTAGATAGGATGTTTCTTTTTTGTTCTCTAGATAGTGATGGATCATTAATGAGACCTAAAACAGCTTCTTTATTAGTAGAAGACTGCTCATTCATCCACATCTTTTTAGCATCTTCTAAAGATTGAGAATACCCTTCCTGCGTTAATTCACCATACATTCTTGTATAGTCATTAATCGGATCATTACTATAAGATCCTGCAGCATAGAAAGCATCATCACTAGCCTGTGTTTCAGGAACAGGCTTGTTATTCACTTCTATGGTAGGTAGTACAAAATCTTCAGAGAATTCCATCAATTTATCCTAGTTTAACCAAAAATAGAACCAATTTTTTTCATTGATTCAAAGCCACCTGACATATCAAAGATCTTACCAGATACTTGACCTAAATCTTGCCAACCTTTAGCTTCACCCATAGCTGTATAAGCTTCAGTTCCAGCTGTACCAATAGCTCTACCAAAACCTGCTTGAGTATCAATAGCACCAATATTAGTATCTCGTTGAGTAGATACTGCACCAATAGCACCAACTGATGAAGATGTACCAAGTAATCCTAGACCCCCTCCAGTAGTTTCTGTAGTAATTTGAGCACGTCTAATACGAGCTTCTCTCATTTGAGCTACTCTTTGTCTTTGAGCATTAATGTCATTCAATCTATTTTGTAGATCAGACTGACGTTGAGTTGCTGCTGAAGCTTCTTTAGTAGCTTTCTTTTGTTGGAACATACTGACTCCACCCATAACTGCACTAGCTACAGAAAAAATAGGGGAAACAGCATTAAATACACTAGTTACTGCTGCTACTGCACCACCATATCCTACTTTCCTTACATTTTTATGTTTCATAATTATAACTCCAATTTTAAAATATATCTATAACCATCTTCTACCTGAGCTATAAACCCAGTATCTTTAAATCCCCAAAATTTATTAAACTTTACTGCTCTTTCAGAGTCACATAGACTGTGTACCTCTGTAATTCCTGACTCTTTTAAAGTCTTTTTAATAATACTCCAAACCTTTTTATAGCGTTTGCATTCAGTTAAACTCCATCTTTTAAACTCTAAATGCATTATGGTTTTTTGTAAAAAAGGTTCATAACTTAAACCTACAAAACCATTACCTTCTTCTTTATATATTACTTTTAAACTCATTACGGTTTACTTGTTGCTGTTGCTGTGACTCCCCAACCAAGTATTTGCATATCCTTACCAGCTTCAGATTGAATCTTAAGACTTACTGTTTTACCTGAACCTCTTAGTTTATTTCTAGTTACAATTACAGCATCACCATAATCAAAGGGATCAGTATCACCAGTAGGAATATAGTTTCGTAGGAGTCTATAGGCTTGGAACTGATTTCCCCATTTACCACTATTTGCAGAGTCTGCCCAATTCCATTGTGATTGAACTAAACAAGATGAAGGATTATCTAGTTCTAAATTAGAACCTACAGTAGAGAAACCATCCTCAGTTCTATTAAAGTAGAAGAATATATAAGGAATTTGTTTACTTCTCATAATATCACCAAATAACTCGTAGCCAGTGATTAAGTAACTTGAGTAGTCTGCTCCAGTTCCTGAACCAGCTAGTTCCCAATCAGTAAAGCTTCTATTTAAATATTTAGATACAGTAAATGAAGTACCTCTGATAGTTAAGAAACTAAACTGAGAACTTCTTGAAGCAACTACATCTTGAGTAATAATAACAGCGTCATTAGACGTGACTATAACTTCATCTGTATCTACTAATACGTTAGTATCTTCTGATGCTACAGCATATCCTGGTATCTCTATATAGTCAGCTATATAAGGAGAATTACTTGCTAATGATGAAAACTCATTAACATAGAATGCTTCTAGCGTAAGATCTAATACTAACTCTTTATTATATTTATTTATATAATTAGCAGTAGTGTAGGTATCAGTATCATTATATAACCAACGAACTCTATTCTCTTTTTCATCATAGAAACCTTTACAGAAGTTTTTACCTACTGTAGGGATGTCTAAGAATAAAGACTGAATAGTAGTTAATGATATAGATTTAGCTGAGAATCTACCAGAAGAAGGATCTGGACTTAATAAATAGATACCAGCTTTAGACCAATATAAGAATGTACCATTTACATTAACAATGGATTTAGCATTCTTAACACCATTAGTTGATATTTTACTTGTTTGGAAAGATGTAGCAATAAAGCCACCAGTATCTCCATAAACTTCCCATACGCCATTATCTGCAAAAACTAATAGTGAAGCTTGACTAGAAACAATCTTAACAATTTGAGTCGCTTCTGGAATCTGAATAGTACCCCCGTCAGTAGTAACTAAGTCATTAATATTAGCATCTGTAGGGTCAGCTTCTTGATAGCAAACACCTAGTTTGTCATCACCAGTAATAATCGTAGTAAAGAATACATAACCACTATAGTTAGGAGATCTTGAATCTCCACTTGAAATAGAAGAGTTAACTCCTGAATAGAATATACGGCCTGCATAAGAAGCTACTGTAGAGAAAGCACCATTTTCTTTATCTAATGGTAAACCTGTAATACCAGAATTAGCTTCTCTTTCAGTACCTCTATTAAAGGCATCAATAATATAACTACCCTTAGCAACCTGATAGTTAGATGTAGAATTCTTTTCTAGGGTATCACCATCATACTTTTCAAAGTTAGCATCTGATGGATTAGTTATCTTACCAGTTACCCAAGTATCAGCATTAGAAGGGTAGACAGTTAACTGAGTAAAGGTACGATCAATAGCATCAGCACCAGTAGTAGTTTGAACAGTAGGAGACCAGCCTTGATTTCTTAAATTATATTTATGAGTAACTGATAAAGTAGAAGGTCTTTGATTAACTAAAAGGCTATCATTAACTCCCCAGATATCTCTAACTTCAACTGTAATAGTTGTTTGAGATACAGTATCTGTACTAGAATTATAAGATAAAAGAACTGGGTTAGTAAGATCTTCAGAAACAATAATGAGTTTATTGTTAATTGTAGCTGTTTCAATATCAGCATCACCAAGACCTGATATAGTAATTGAAGATCCACCATTTAGTAGATTGGAACTTGGAGCATTAGTAAGTAAGTCTAGAAACCATAACTTATCAAGAATACGAACTACACCAATAGCTACTGTGGTATCTCCACCTGGCATATCCCATTTATGAAAAGATTGCTTACCAGTAGCGAGAGCACTTGATGTGAATCCTGTAGATGTAAGAGAATATCCTCCCTCGTAGTCTACTCCTAGACGTCTAGATCTAGAACCATTACGATTAAGGACAAAGTTACGTTCATCTATAGAAGCATTCTCAGGGAATGTAAGAGGACTAGCCTCAGTAATTAACCCTTTGGTAAAGGATCTATAGATCTTCTCATTACCTACAGCCATTACTACTCCTTAGATTCAGTTTTAGCTTTTTTAGTTTCTTGTTTTTCTAAATACTTATTAATAGCTGTTTCAGCAAAGGTTTCATTCGTAAAGATACCAGTTAATTCCTCTGGTAATTCACCACCAGAACCAAATTGAATTTTATATTGTGCTGAGACTTTATCTCTATAAACTTGTATTTCTTTTCCGTTAGGAGTTGTGTATGTCTTCATTATTTCTTTTTCATTTTCTTAAGAGTTTGAGCTAATCTAGCACGTTGACCCATCTTACCTGGTTTCTTAGCTGCAGCTGCAAGTTTAGCTGCTGGAATTGTTTTACCTTTTTTTACTCCTAGAGCTTCTCTTAACGCTCCTGGTTTTTTGATTGCTTTTTGAATCCACTTTTCTGCCATTCTTTTTTCCTTTCGAGTATTGTTGTGCGTTTATAAATGCTGGAGTATTACTAGTTAGCATTACCATTAGTAACGTCCTTTAGAACTTGGTTTACGACCATAATTAGGGTATGTTATACCATTACTAATCTTCCAAGCTTCTTGACTCATCTTACGCTTTTGACTTACTGAAATTTGTTCTGCTTTAGCATTAGGTAATTGTTTAAGACTTAGGAATGCTGCTGACTTAGCTTCATTAAGAAGGTAAGTAAACATTTGTACAGGTAAGTCTGGAGTAAAGGTATCAGAAAGAGTAAATACTACTGAACGTTTACCATGACATTGAGTTTTACTATTCTGTAAGCTAGATTCTACTGCAGAGTTATAAGCATCAAATACTAGATAGTCATCATCAAATGAAGTAAAGTATTGTGGAGCTCTGTCGTCATAGACATTAATTTTAATACCTGTAGAGTCAGTAACTACTGTAATCTTAGAATCTGTACTTAATCGTTGATCAGTAATATCTAAGAACTCTTCAGGAGTTTTATATTCAATCTTTGTGAATCTATTACGAGTTTCTCCAGGTTTAGCACAATTATACTTAATCCATTTAAGATCTATAATTGTTTCTGGGATTCTCATATGAGTAGGTCTAGAGATAGTACCGCTAGTACCAAGTTGAAAGAGTTCATATAACCATGGAAAGTCCTTACCATCTATAATGTTGTAGTAAGATGATTTAACAATTTGAGCTACTTGAAGAGATTCAACGCTATCATTAATAGAGTTAACTTCGTCTGATGACATATCAGACATTATGTCTTGTACAATCTCAAGTAGTGTCATCTTAGCCATGATGTACTCCTATAGTTTAATAGCAGATAAACCTGCTTCAATAACTGTAATTGCTGTAGATGATGAAGTAGCATCACCACCAACATACATTGATAGTGTTTGACCTGCTGTAGCAGTTACTAAACCAGTAGCTGAAATGTGAAGTTTATCAGAACCATTAGATGTTTTAGATACTGTTAAAGTTCTACCACTAGATGTTCCACTTAAATTATATTTAAAATTGTATAAAGTACCAGAAGCAATAGCTGCTGTACTAAATTGACACCAGAAGTTAATCATATATGTACCAGCTTCTGTAAGTGTAATTACTCCTGTACTAGGAGATAAAGTTAATACGTTAGATACTCCTGATGTCCACTCGCCTGTTGGATTGAGTTTAGCATATGCAGAAGATCCTGAAAGAGTTTGTGACGTTACACCAGCATCTATATAAATCTCACCATGAGCTTTACCTGGAGGATATTGCCAAGAACCTGATCCTGCTCCATCTGATATATATACCTTACCTATAGTAGCGGCTGCTGCCCCTTTAGGTTCATGGATATCTGGATCTGTAATTAAATTATGCTGTATCGTCATTTAGAATTCCTTAGAGAAAGGGAAAGCCCCTACTAATGTAGAGGCTATACCCAGTTTACTACTTAGTCCTTGTTGTAAACATACTCAACAACGATGCGACCTGCACCTGTGAGTAAGTCATCAACTGAAGGAGCTACTACTAGTTCACCAGCAGCAGTACCAATAGTTTTACCTACTAGAGCACCTGCACCAGTTACTACATTACCTGCAGTACCAATAGCTGTTTGTGTAGCTTCAGCAGCAGCAATCAAGCCATCAGCATCAATTGCTACACCTGCAGAAGTATACAAACCAATGTTTAAGTCTGTAGTTGTAGAAGTTGAAGTGAATGCTACATCAACATACAATTTAGCAGAAACGATTGTTGCATTAGCAGGGAGGACAAATTGAAGACCATTACTTCCATAGTTAGGAAGATCATTGTAATCAAAATCCCAAACTGCAGATTTTACAACACCGTTCTTTGTTGATTGTTGACCACCAAACTTACCGTTTGTAGTACGAACACCGTAGTAATTAGCTACGCCTCTTTTACCGTCGATTTCAAAACCCATGTTATTTCTCCTTAGTATGTAGAACCGCTAGTTAAAATAACACCAAGTGTGTCAACACGTTGGGCACCGAAACCGAAACGAGAAGTAACTTGATACTTATCAGCACGTTCTTCGTTGTCTCTCCAACCTTCAGTCTTAGGAGCACGTCTCCAAGCATGCATGATTGGTTTTGTTGAGTCATCAGATACGCACATAAATACGTTAGCTACGTCACCAATTTCCGCTGTATCGTTTGCTAAGCCATATGAAGAAGCGTTTAATGCTTCTGTAGCTGTCTTAACTGGTAAACGATTAGAAGTCCAGATGTCGAAACCAAAGATGTTTTTAACAAATTTATGGTCTTTAGCAAAACCTTCTGTAACAATACCTTCGAACATTGGGTTGTTAGATACGTTAACTAAGTTAGAAATGCTATTTAATGTTGCTTCAACGATTGGATCAACAATAGCGATACGACCTGCTGCAGGAACATTAGCTTTATCAAATGCTAATTTCATAGCAATGAAGTCAGATAATGTCATAACGCGTGTTGATGCTGAAGCACCACCAGCTACCCAACGATGTGGACGGCCGTTAACTAAGTTAACATTAGCGTTAGTTTGAGCAGCGTTAGCTACTGATAAGAAACGTGATTCATGGTTTTCACCAAGAGCACGTGTTGATTCCATTGCACGCATAGACATTAATGAGTCTACTTGAGCACCATCTTCACGGAGGTCATCACTAACTTTCCATGCGTCACCAACGTAGTCAGTGATAGCAAGTGTGATAGTACCTGTGTCGATAGGGTTAAAGTTTAATGGTGTATCTTCAGCTGCATCTTGAATAGACACTGTACCAACTGTTTTGATGTTTAAAGTAGTGCCAGAACCAAAGTCTGATACATCTCTCCACATACCTTCAGGTAGTAAGAAATCATGTAAGT